GGTGCAGGAGGGAAAACAGATCACGGAGAAGCAGAAGCGCTTTGTGCGGGAGTGGCTGGTGGACATGAACGGTGCAAGAGCCGCCGTCCGTGCCGGATACAGCGAAAAGAGCGCCGCCCAGACCGCCAGCAGGCTCATGAAAGACCAGGCGGTGCAGGCGTACCGGAACCGGCTGCTGAAGGAACAGTTCGACGCGCTGGGGGTAACGACCCATTCGCTGGCGGCGGAGGCCTACGAGATGATGCAGCGCTGCAAGGGAGGCACGCCGCACATGGTGTGGAACAGTGCCACCCACGAGTACGAGCCGGACGGGACGTGGGAGTTCGACGCCAAGGGCTTTTTCAAGGCGCAGGAGCTGCTTTTGAAGATGCTGGACAAGATCGGCGACGGCGCCGGCGAGGGCGAGGGCGGCAGCTATGAGGATATGATCGCCTCCGTGGAGCGGACATTTTGACAGGGGAGGAAACCATGAAACAGGACAAAAACAGGTTGCGGCTGTGGCAGGACCGCCTGACGGCGGCGGAGAAGGCCATCGAGGGCGAGCGGGCCCGGATGAGCAAGCGGGAGAAGCTGTACGAGGGGGATCACACCATCTACGGCACCGGCGGCCGGGCGCAGACGGGCGGCGAGGGCGGCGTCCGGGAGGCCACCCACGTGCGGAATGTGTGCTTCGAGATGGTGGAGACGCAGGTGGACAGCACCATCCCGAGCCCCAAGGTGACGGCGGTGCGGCCGGAGGATGAGGGACTGGCGGACATTGTGGAAAACCTGCTGCGGGACGTGATGGACCGGCTGCCCATGGAGCGCATCAATGACGAGGGCGAGCGCATCAGCCCTGTGCAGGGCGGCCACGGCCTGCTGGTGGACTGGCTGGACAGCGTATCGGGCCGGGACTGGCTGGGCGACCTGCGGGTGCAGCTGGTACACCCCCGCTGCATCGTGCCGCAGGCCGGCGTGTATCAGGTGGCCGACATGGACTGGGTGTTTCTCAAGACGCCGCAGACCAAGCGACAGCTCCGGGTGAGCTACGGCGTGGAGCTGGACGACGAGAACGAGTCCGACCCGGAGACCCGGCGGCTGGGGGACGGGCCGGACAGCACGGACGAGATCGTGACCATGGTGACGGCCTATTACCGCAACAAGGACGGCGGCATCGGCCGATTGCGGTGGGTGAACGACACGGTGCTGGAGGATCTGGACGACTATCAGGTGCGCCGGGTACACCGGTGCGCCGCCTGCGGCGCGGTGGGCGACGGGCGAAAGTGCAGCTACTGCGGCAGCACGAAATTTGAGACGGACACGGAGGAGGACGAGGTCCTGACGGAGGACATCACGCTCCGCGACGGCACGGTGATCCCCGCCATGAGCATGGTGCGGGACCAGCTGGGACAGCCGGTTTTGGAGGAGCTGACGGAGGGCGGGGCGCTTCTGCCCCAGCTGCGGGGCTCCGGCACTCCGGCGGTGCGGCATACGCGGCTGGTGCAGGCGCCCACCCGCATCCCCTACTACAAGCCGGATGTGTACCCGTTGGTGATACGGAAAAACGTCAGCCTGCCGGGGCGCTTCATGGGCGGCTCTGACATCGACGCCATCGCCGACCAGCAGAACGCCCTGAATAAGCTCTCCACCAAGATCAACGCCAAGGTGCTGGGCGGCGGCTCCTTTACCACCGTGCCGGAGAGCGCGGGAAAGCCGTTTGTGGACGACCGGGACAACCGATGGCTGCAGGTCCGCAACGCGGCGGAGATGCAGATGATCCGCACCTTCAACACGCAGGTGGACATCTCGGCGGATCTGGCGCTGCGGGCCCAGATCTACGAGGAGGCGCGGCAGACCATCGGCGTGACGGACAGTATGCAGGGCCGGAAGGACCCCACGGCCACCAGCGCCGTGGCCAAGGAGTTCAGCGCCCAGCAGGCGGCGGGGCGCCTGGAATCCAAGCGCATCATGAAGCAGGCCATGTATCAGGATCTGTTCGAGGCCATCTTCAAGTTCTTCTTGGCCAACTGCGACGAAAAGCGGTCGATCCGGCGCACCAACGAGCACGGCGACGTGGACTATCTGGTGTTCGACCGCCACGACTTTCTGTATCAGGACGCGGCGGGAGAGTGGAAATACAACACGGATTTCCTGTTCTCCTGCGACAGCGCCTCGCCGCTGGCCACCGACCGGCAGAGCCTTTGGAAGGAGGCGCGGATGAACCTGCAGCAGGGGGCCATGGGGCCGGTGAGCGAGATCAGCACCCTGATCCGCTTCTGGGGGCAGATGGAGAAGCTCCACTACCCCATGGCGGCGGATATGAAGAAGAGTCTGGAGGAGCAGCGGGACGCGGCACAGGCGGCGCAGCTCGAATCAGCCGATGAGGGCGGCATGGCGGCTGCATCGGAAATGGCCGGGGACGTGATGCCTGCCGCACCGCTGGGCGGGGAGGTGATGGCGTGAAGTGCCAGGAATGCGGGCTGGAGCTGATGATCTATCAGGTCACCACCAACGCCGGCGGCGAGGAGGAAGTGGAGTATTCCTGCCGTAACCCGCGGTGCGGCTGCTACGACCGACGGCTGACGCGGAAGCTCAGTGACACGCCGGCGGCCACGCAGACGGCCGCTGCTGCGGAAAAAACAGAATAAACGACGCGCCGAGGCTGCGGCGGGCGGGATTCGCACACCGCCCCCATGGACAGTTCCTCCTGTTCGGGTGGCGGCGTCCTGCCATTTCGGCGGGGCGTCCGCCGCAGCCCCGGCACATAACGACAACAGGGATTCGCCGGCGGGACGGCGGGAAAGACCCGAAAACTGGGAAAGGAGGGGGATACGCATGAAGAAGGATACGGGCTACACCGGCCGCATTGCCAACGTGGGCAGCCAGCGGGTGGAGGCACCCAGCGCCAAGCCCGCACCGGCGGCCAAGGGCACCGTGCGGTACAAGGGCGAGGATCTGCGCAGCGGTACCGGCAGCAAGCAGGCCAAGACCAAGCGCAAGTAAGGCTTGCTGGGATACCATGCTGTCTTAACGGGCGGCACTTTCGCCGGGCCCCGGCGGGAAAGGGGCATTTCGCACGAACAGCGTGAAAATCGAAAGGAGAAAAAGCCATGGAATTGACCGAGAAAGATTACGCCGAGGCCTTTGGCGTGGAGCTGCCGGAGGAGCCGGCGGGTACAGAGGAGCAGCGCGGCCACGAGGACGGCGGTACGCTTGCACAGAACGACGACCCCGGCACGGAAGCGGAGGACGGCGGCGAGAATACCGGCGGCGCAGAGAAGGGGCAGGAGAGCCCACCGGCGGCGCAGGAAAGGCCTCAGACCACAGAGGAGCGGCGCAGGCAGGCCCACGGACGGCGGCAGCGGGAGCTGGAGGTGCAGCGGCAGGCAGCGCGGGACAGCGCCTACGAGGAGATGTTCCGCGGGCAGGTAAATCCCTACACCAACGAGCCTATCCGCACGGAGGCGGATTATATGGCCTACCGGGATGCCATGACGCGGCAGGACGCCGAGCGCGGCTTGCAGCAGGCGGGAGTAGACCCACAGCTGGTACGCGGTCTCGTGGAGTCAGAGCTGCGGCCGTTCCGGGAGCAGGCCCGGCGGCAGGAGCTGTCAGCCATCGGTGAGCAGGCCCGGGCGGTCAGCGCCCAGGCGGATGCGGCCATCCGGCAGTCGTTGGACGGCATCCGGCAGATGTACGGCGGCGAGGTACATTCCGTGGAGGACATTCTGGCCATGCCCACCGGCGGGGCGTTCCACGCCTACGTGGAAAAGGGCCTGTCGCTGGAGGACGCCTACTATCTGGCCAACCGCGAGGCCATCGACAAGCAGCGCCTGACGGCGGCGAAGCAGGCAGGCGTGAATCAGGCGCGGGGAAAGGGCCACATGGCAAATCCGACCCCGGCAGCGGGTGCGGCGGGGTATCAGGCCACGCCGGAGGAGGCTGAGGCCTACCGGGAGTTTATGCCTGACGCCACCGACAAGGAGATCAACGCCGCCTACGCCAGATACAACAAGGAGTAGTGAAGCCCCCGCGCGGGGGCAATGTGAAGAAAGGAGACAAAATGTTCAAATTGAGCAGCATGAAGGTGGGGCTGACGCCTCCCATCGAGTACAAGGCCGCTACGGCCGGTGAGGACTTCGCCGTAGGCGAAGCGCTGAAGCTGGCAAGCGGTAAGGTGACCAAGTGCAGCGGCACCACTAAGCCGGAGCTTATTTGTGTGGGCCCGGCCAACGGCGCGGGGGAGGTTCCCTGCGTGACGGTGCAGGACTACATGGAGTTCGAGACGACGCTGGCGGCGGCGCCGACTGACGGCAGTCTGGCCGTGGGAGACAAGGTGACCATCCACACAGACGGTATGCAGGTGACCGCTACCAAGACCGGCGGCGTGGCGCAGCTCGTGGCGCTGGCCGGTCAGGCTGCGGGCGACCGCGTGACCGTGAGGTTCTGAGAGAGGAAAGGAGATAGAACATGAGTGGTTTTGTGACGGTATCCATCAACTCCGGTCTGGTGGATCCCATTTTCGGAAAATGCCAGGTGCCTCTGGCAACCTACATCGAGCAGCAGGGCGAGGCCTTTGAGCAGCAGAGCCTGCTGAAGTACCTGTTCCACTTCGAGAACAGCCGCCATTGGGCGGAGCAGCATTCCAGTGAGACGGCCATGGACGACTTTATGCCTGTGGGCGAGGGCGGCGAGTATCCCCGCACAGGCTTTGAGTCCGGCTATGACCGCATCATCGAGAACATGACGTTCAAGCAGTCCTTCTCCGTGACACAGGAGCTGGTAGAGGACGCCCAGCTGGGCGAGATGAAGCGGCGCGCCAGAAAGCTCATTACCGCCTATGGCCGCACCCGGGAGAAGTTCGGCCGTGCCCTGTATGCCGGCGGCATCTACGGCGCCACCGTCAGCTTTGGCGGCAAAAGCTTTGCCTGCAACAGCGCCGACGGTCTGGCTCTGTTCCACAAGGAGCACGTGAACAAGGTGGACGGCAAGAAGCAGTGCAACCTGTACAAGGGCGCCTTCACCGCCGCCGTGCTGGGCAAGATGGAAACGGAGATGCAGCAGATCACCGGCGACAACGGCGAGCTGCTGGCGGTAGCCCCGGATACCATCTGGATCCCCAATGATGCCGCGCTGAAGGACGCGGTGTTCGCCGCCATCGGCGCGGATAAGGAGCCGACGACCTCCAACAACGCCTACAACCACCAGTTCGGCCGGTGGAACGTCATCATCGACCCCTACCTGACGCAGGCGCTGGCGGCCATGGGCAAGACGGACAAGCCTTTCATCCTGCTGGACAGCAAATTCCTGGAGACCGGCGACGGCGCCATCTTCCAGGAGCGCAAGAAGCTGGAGGTCAAGTCCGTCGTCGACCAGAACAACGACAACAACAGCTGGCGCGGCCGTGCCCGCTTCGGCGCGGGCTTTGTGGACTGGCGCTTCGCGGCGGCGGGCAACATCAGCACCGGCAAGGATCTGACCTGATAGAAGGAGGGGAGCGGTATGACGTGGAGCGAGGTGAAGCTGGCGGCGCTGCAGACTATGTTCAGTAACGATGGAGCGGTGCTGACGCCGGACGACATCAACCAGGAGTACATAAACGCCATGCCGGCCAAGGCCAACGAGGCGCTGCAGCAGGTGGCGTCCGTTGGCCGTCCCATCCTGAAAAGCTGGCAGGTAGAGGTGGCGCAGGTGGAGGAGGCGCAGGAGGCGGCGGAGAAGCTGGTGCTGCCCGCCGTGGACAAGGCGTACAAGATCAGTCTGCGCCAGTATCTGCCCCGCTTCCGGTGCATCGACCGGGGACAGGTGCTGTTTGACGACGGCGCTGTGTATGATCTGGCGGAGGACTGGCGGCTGGAGGGGGACGACGTGCTCATCCTGCCGGGGATGCCGGTGGGGGTGTACACCATCTGGTACAGGGCCTATCCGCAGGTCATCACCCGGGAGACGCCGGACAGCGAGGAGATAGACCTTGCGCCGGAGGCCGTGGTGCTGCTGCCGCTGTACATGGCGGCGGAGCTGTACAAGGAGGACGATCTGGCGGTGGCCACCGTCCTGCGCAACGAGTACGAGGACGGACTGGAGAAGCTGCGGCAGTCCTACGAGGACGGCGGAAGCGGCCTGCTGTCCGGCGCGCGCCGGAATACGACGGGGTGGTGGTAAGCAATGGCGAGATTTGCAGTGCCGGCGGAGAGCAAGACCTACAGCACGGTGGTGGAGACCTTCCGGGGCGTGGATCTGAACAACAGCCCGGCCAACGTGGACAAGTCCCGCTCACCCTCGGCGCCCAACATGATCCGGGATCAGGTGGGCAAGGTGCGCAAGCGCACGGGCTACACCACCATGGTGACGGCGCCCGGCGGCGCGGCTGTCAATGGCGTCCACCAGCTGCTGGAGGAGACGCTGGTCCACGCCGGCACGAAGCTGTACCGGCTGGGTGTGTCGGGATCCGGCGGATGGACCCTGACGGCCATCGGCGACATGGCCAATGCCCGCAGCCGGGGCTTCGTGTTCGACCGGAAACTGTACCTGCTGGACGGCGCGGCCTATCGCGTATACGACGGCACCACGCTGTCGCTGGTATCCGCCAACGCCACCGTGCCCACCATCATCATCTCCCGCCGCCCCACAGGCGGCGGACAGGCCTATCAGGGACTGAACCTGCTGGGCCGGAAATGGACGGAGAGCTTCCTCGGCACTGCGGATGCAAAGGTCTATCAGCTGACCACGGCAGGGCTGGACAGCGACGCCGTGACAGCGGAGGTGCTGGACGCCAACGGCGCATGGGCGGCCAAGGCGGAGGGCACGGACTTCACCGTGGACCGCGCGGCGGGAAAGGTGACGTTTAAGGCCGCACCGGGCGAGAGTCCCGTGACAGGACAGGACAACGTGCGCATCACGGCGGCCAAGACACGGGACGGCTATCTGGACAGCATCAACCAGTGCTCTGTGGCGGCGGTGTACGGCGTGGGCGGCAGCACAGACCGGGTATTCCTCGGCGGCAACGCGGGGAAGCCCGGCGTGGACTATTACAGCGAGTTTGAGGACCCGGCCTTTTTCCCGGATGTCAACTACACCAAGCTGGCCCGGGACGGCGGCACCATCACGGGCTATGCGGTGCTGAACAATGCGCTGGCCGCCTTTATCAGCGGCAGCGCGGACGGCCGGAACGTGGTGGTGCGCACCGGCACGCTGGATGACAACGGCAACGCCCTGTTCCGCATCACCAACACCATCATCGGACAGGATGCTGTGGCGCCGGACAGCTTTTGCCAGACGGACAAGGAGCCGTTATTCCTGACGGACCGCGGGGTGTTTGCCATCACGGCAGAGGAGCTGACCGGCGAGAAGTACAGTCAGGAGCGGAGCTATTACATCGGCAGCGCCATCCGGGCGGCGGCGGGCAGATCCGGCGCCAGCGCCTGCATCTACGGCGACTTCTATGCGCTGGCGCTGGACGGCACCTTGTATCTGCTGGATCTGCAGCAGAAGACCTACGAGCGGAACAGCCCGTATTCCAGCTTCCAGTACGAGTGCTACTGCTGGCCGGACATCCCGGCGCGGGTGGCATTCACCGATGCAGAGGGCGCCCTGTGCTTCGGCACGGCGGACGGCCGCCTGTGCCGGTTCAGCCGGCAGGTGGAGAACCCGGGGGCCTATAACGACGACGGCGCGGCCATTGACGCCTACTGGGAGACAGCGGACTACGACGGCGAGCTGTTTTTCCATGTGAAGACCTTCACGGGCATTGCGGTGCGGCTGGCGGCCTCCACGGTGACGGGCGTAAAGGTCCACGCCCGGGTGCGGGGCATCTGGCAGCAGGTGTTCGACGCCAAGGGCAAGGCCCGGTATTTCGATTTCAACTATGTGGATTTTGAGAAGCTCAGCTTCTCGGCGGACAAGACCCCGCGCACGCTGTACGGCAAGGTGAAGCTGAAAAAGGTGGACAAGGTGAGCTTCCGCCTGCGCAACAACGAGCTGAACGAGCCCTTCGGCCTGTATGCCTTCGGCGTGCAGTGGAAGGAGTCCGGCGGGAATTACAAGAGATGAGGTGAGACAATGGCACTTAACGATTTTAAGGTGACAGACGCTGATATTTCAAGTAAGGGCGTACAGGCGGCACCGAATCAGCTCAGCGGCACAGCTGAGGAGAACAAGAAAGTCTTTGACAGGCTCACCGCAGGGCCTGTCAAAGATGGACTCAACGGGCTCATAGATGCCCTTGTTGTATTGGGCGCGGAAACGCTGGTGCAGTACGGTAGTAAGAACATCCGCTACATTCGGCTGAATGCCGACCAGCACATCGAGGTGTCGGCGGATGGGAGTAGTTGGACGGAGGTGGCATCTTCCGGGCATCTGATCTACGACAAGAACGGGGTGCAGCTGCCCCCGCGCAGCCGGATGAAGTTCGCCAACAGCGAGGTTACGGACGACGGCGCGTACACAATCGTGAACGGCATCAAAGGCGACACCGGCCCGCAGGGCGCGCAGGGCGTGCCGGGCATCCAGGGAGCAAAGGGCGACAAGGGCGACCGCGGCCAGGTGCTCGTGCCCAGCGTGAGCGACGATGGCGTTATGTCCTGGAGCGTCCAAGACCCGCCTGTAAGCGTGCCGTCCCCTCGGAGCATCCGCGGGCCGCAGGGCATTCAGGGCATCCAGGGCATCCAGGGAGCGCAAGGCCCGCAAGGCCCGAAGGGCGAGACAGGCCCGCAGGGCATTCAGGGCGTTCGAGGCCCTGCCGGTGCAGCCGGTGAAAAGGGCGACACCGGCGCAAAGGGCGCGAAGGGCGACACCGGTCCGCAAGGCCCTGCCGGCCCACAGGGAGAACAGGGCATCCAGGGTGTGCAGGGCATCAAAGGCGAGACAGGCCCACAAGGCCCGCAAGGTCCGCAAGGCCCTGCCGGTGCAAACGGCAAGGACGGGACGAGCCTGCACATCGAGGACACCTACGACACGCTGGCGGCGCTGAAAAACGCCATTCCGGCTGGCGATGCCAATATGTACTATGTCCGTGAGGACGGGAACTGCTACATTTGGTCGGAGCAGACGGAGGACTGGGTATCTGTCGGCCCGCTGCGCGGCCCGCAAGGCCCGCAAGGCCCGGCTGGTGCACAGGGTGAGGCAGGCCCGCAAGGCCCGCAGGGTGAGCAGGGCGTGCCGGGCATCCAGGGTATCCAAGGCCCGAAGGGTGATCCCGGCGAGACAGGCCCACAGGGTGAGCAGGGTGATACCGGCCCGCAAGGCCTGAAGGGCGACACCGGCGAACAGGGCATACAAGGCCCGAAGGGCGAGACAGGCCCGCAAGGCTCGCAGGGTGAGCAGGGTATTCAAGGCCCGCAGGGAAAACAGGGCATCCAAGGCCCGGAGGGCCCGCAGGGTCCGGTGGGACCGGCAGGCCCGCAGGGAGAGCCGGGGCCGGCCTACACCGCCGGGGAGAACATCTCCATCAGCGGCAGCGTGATCGCTACCAAGGCGTTTCCTTGTAACCCCAACATTCTGGACAACGGAAATTTCCAAGTATGGCAGCGATACCCGGAGGGAACATACACTGGCGTTCCCAATATGACGTATATTGCAGACAGGTGGATGTTCCAAAGCTCAGACGGAAGTGTTACAAATACAATAACCAAGGCTGGGGATTACGGTATAAAAAATGCAAGTGGCCCGAATGTGCGGGTGTATCAACGCCTTGAAAATGCGGCGCAGTACAATGGAAGACTCCTGACGCTTAGTGTTTTGAAGGGCGACGGTAGTTTGTCTTACCATACAGGGGTTGCGTCTGGCTGGACGGAAACAACAGATATTTTTGGTGTTTTTGCACCTGGACTTGTTTGGCTGCTTACGGGCGACACGTGGCTTGCCGCAAAACTTGAGCTTGGCTCTCAGCAGACGCTGGCCCATCAGGAGAACGGCGTGTGGGTACTGAACGAAATACCCAACTACGGAGAGCAGTTGAGAAGGTGTCAGCGGTATTTGAGGCCAGCAGGGTATAACTTTATTGTGTCAAAAAATTCAGCAGGAAACTGGTATGGCTCTAACACATTTGGCAATTCCGAACCCATGAGGGCAGTACCGGTAATCATTAACGGTGACTATAAGGCCCAACCAATCCGCCAAGTCACCGGCAGCCCGTGCGCAACTATAACTAATGTATACGCCCCCAACATATATGGCCAGTTCACTGTACAGCTATCACCACTCGAAAGCACAATTCCTAACGTCGTTTCCATTGATCCGTCCGGATTCAATCCGCTGCTGTCGGCAGAGCTGTAAGGAGGTGACCGGATGGAAGCATGGACGAATGTTGGCGTGCCGCTGATCGTGGCACTGCTGACCTCCACCGCCCTGTGGGGCGTGGTGAGCAAGGTGATCCTAAAACGGATGGAACTGACGGCCAAGCGCAGCAAGGCAGACGAGGCAGAGCGAAAGATGCTGGTGGGGCTTGCCCATGACCGCATCATTCACCTTGGCATGGTGTACATTGAGCGGGGCTACGTCACACAGGACGAGTACGAGAATTTGCAGGTATACCTCTACGAGCCGTATGAGGAGATGGGCGGCAACGGCAGCGCGCGGCGCGTCATGGAGGAAGTGCGGAAGCTGCCCATACGATAGGGCATAAAATGGAACAGGCCGACAGGCCGGAAAGGAAAGAGAGTATGAAGCTGAACAACAAGGTATACGACATTATGAAATGGCTGGTCATCATCGTTATGCCCGCCGTGGCCACGCTGTACGCGGCGCTGGCGGCGGTGTGGGCGTGGCCCTACGCCGACGAGGTGGTGACCACCATCACCGCCGTGGACACGTTCCTCGGCGCGGTGCTGTGCATCTCTACGGCGCAGTACCACAAGGAGGCGAAGAACGATGGCTAAGCGGGTGTATCTGTCTCCCAGCGACCAGCGAAGCAACAGCTACGCGGTGGGCGACACCACCGAGGCCATCCAATGCGGGCGCATTGCAGAGGCTTGCAAGACCGCTCTGGAGCGCTCCGGCGTGGAGGTAATGCTGGGGCAGTATGACACCATGCAGAACCGTGTGGCGGCGTCCAACCGCTTCAAGGCTGACCTGCACGTCTCTATTCATTCCAACGCCTGCAATGGAAAAGCCAGCGGTACGCACCTGTTCTGTTACAGCGGTGACCGGAACAGCGCTGGGTACAAGGCGTGTCAGGCGGTGCTGGATGTGCTGGGGCCTGTGACGCCGGGTGCGCCGGATGTCATCCGGGCGTATCCCGCACTGTATGAGGTGAAGCACCCTGCCGCCACGACGGTGTATATCGAGACGGACTTTCACGATGTGCCCCGCATCGCGCAGTGGATCATCGACAACACCACCCTGATCGGCGAGACCATCGCCAAGGGGCTGTGCAACGCGCTGGGCGTACCCTTTGTGGAGAGCGAAAACGCACCGGTGCCGGTGCCTGCACCTGCGGCGCAGGATGTGACCATCCCCATGCAGGTACGGATGCTCAAGCGCGGCATGGCGGGCGCAGATGTGAAGACCCTGCAAGCGGCGCTGATCGCCTACGGCTTTTCCTGCGGTGCGGCCGGTGCGGACGGCGACTTCGGCAGCGGCACGGAGACGGCGCTGAAGAAGTTCCAGACCAAGTACGGCCTCGGCGCTGACGGTATCGTCGGGAAGGGGACGTGGGGCAAGCTGCTGGGGGTATGAAAAACAGGGGCGCCCCCGCAAAACGCGGGAGCGCCCTGATTGCATGAAAGAGAGGTAAGAATATGCCGAATCCGTATATTATGAAAAATAGCAAGATCCCCATTTCCGGTCCGAAGGCCTATATCGACGGCGGGGATAGGGGGCATGGAAAAACGGTGCTGCAGACCACGCCGAACAACTACCAGATCGGACGTCTGCAGGGGGTGCGGTCTGTGGGCAGCTCTACCAGTGGGACACAAAAAAGCAATGGTGGTGTTTCTGGTGCCGTGAGGGGGGCGCTGGCAGGTGCAGCGCCTATGCCGCCATCTGTACAGGAGGAGGTCAAGCGTCGAGTGAACACGGCGGCGCAGAGCAGCGCAGGGGGCGGCGCCGGAGGTGCGGCAGAGGTGGCACCGGGTACGGTTGCACCCGGCGTGAGCGGCGGGACGGTTAGGCAGGAAACACTGAAAGTGGAGACGCCGGAGGCCATGAGTTACGAGGACTATTTCAAAAAAGTGGGCGGAGACGTGTATGAGAGCGAGCTGCAGAAAGCCATCGCGGCCCGGGTACAGCAGGCGGCGGATGCCTACGGCAGACAGAAGGAACAGGCGGGGGCCGCCTACGAAGACGCGGCGCGTCAGGCGTATATCAACAACATGATGTCGCAGCGAAATTTGGACCAGCGGTTGGCAGCCGGAGGAATCTATGGCGGCATGGCGGACAGCCAGCGGATTGCCATGGATGCGAACTATCAAAATGAGGTGGCAGATCTTGAGCGGCAGTACATCGAGACGCTGGCAGATCTGGATCAGGCCATTTCGGACGCGCGGTTGGCGGGAGATACGCAGGCCGCGGAGCAGATGGCGAGCTATAAGACGGCGGTACAGAGCCAGTATGCCAACTATCTGCTGCAAAAGGATCAGCAGGCCGCAAACGTTGACCAGTGGCAGCGGGAGTATGAGGCGCAGTTGGAGCTGCAGCGTCAGCAGGCGGCGCGGCAGGCTGCTGCGGATGGCGCCAGCTATGGAGGCGGTACGTCCGGCGGCACTTCGAGTGGGCGCTACTCCGGCGGCTACGACAACGGCAGCCTGTCGGCGTCTCAGGTGGCGGAGATGCAGCGTGCATTGGGCGTCACACCGGACGGACTGTGGGGCAGTCGGACCAGCACAGCGGCTAACGGTATGTCGGCCAATGAGGCGTGGCAGGCGTATCAGGCAGCGAAGCGAAAGACCGGCGGATATAGCGGCGGCGGAGGCGGCGTGAACACAATGATGACCAAGTAACGGAGCGGGAGGTGCAGCATGAGATTTTTGGATGAGTGGGACAAGAAGGATGCACAGAAAAAGCAGGCATCCCTGCCTGCCGCGCAGAAAATGCCGCTGCCGCCGCCGCTGCTGCTGACAAAAAACGGCGTGGTCATGGCAGACGGCAAGGGCGGCGGGCGGTTCATCACGCCGCAAGCGGGACACAACACCGCATCTGCAGCGCCTGTTGTGTCTGCTGTGCCTACGGTGCCTATCGTGCCTGCATTGCCCGCCAAGAGCGCCGTACAGACGGTGGGAAGCGCGGGGAGAACGGCCACCCCGCAGAAGAGCGAGGCGCAGCGCAGGGTTGACAATCTGCCGAACATTCACGCCTTTGGCGCGGGGGACTATACCGGCGCTGCGGGACTGATGGAAAAGGCGTGGCAGACCGGGAAAGCGGGCGTTCTCGCAGTCAGGGGAGCCTTCAAGGAGATCGGCGGGCAGGCCACGCCGGTGAACAGGGAGCAGCATTTGGGCACGTTCTCCGGCTTCGGCGACCTTGGCCGGGCCGTGTCAGAGAGCCGACGGACGGGAGAGAGCATCGACGCCATCACCGACCGGCTGGAGACAGAGCGCCTCCAGAGGCGGGAAAAGCAGCGGCAGGCCACATATGACAGAGCCTCCGAGCTGTTCGAAAAAAGCGCACAGGCGCAGGAGCAGGCAAAGAAGGGACTTGGCACCGTGGGCAGGTTCATGGTGGACATGGGCGTCACCGGCATTCAGATGGCCGGTGACGCGCTGGTCAATCTGGCGCTGCCCGGCGGCGGCCTGTACATGATGGGCTTGCGCTCCTACGGGCAGGCGGCCAACGAGGCACGGCGCGAGGGAAAGTCCGAGGAGCAGCAGTTCGTGGCGGGGCTGAAATCAGCGGGCATCGAGACGTTGACGGAGAAAATGTTCGGCGCATTCGGCAAGCTCTACGGCAAGGCGGGGGCGGACGAGCTGGTGGAAAAGCTGGTGACGAAGCTAACCGGCAACAAGACGGGACAAGCCCTCCTGACGTGGATCATCAACGGCGTAGGCGAGGGCGTGGAGGAGGTAACCTCCGATCTGCTGAATCCGTTGGCAGACAGGTTCTTGAAGCTGGATGACGGCAGAGGGCCTATTTTCACGACGGATGACGCGGCCCAGATGGGCTATGACTTTCTGCTGGGTGCTGCTATGGGTCTTGTGGGCGGCACGGGACAGCTCAACAGGGGCGTCAAGCAGGGGAAGGCGCAGAGGGCCATTGATGCCATGGGCCGCGCCATGCCCGGAGAATATGCCAAGCTGCCCCGGCTGGTGGATGCCAACGGCATGGACGCGCAGCAGCGCACAGCGTGGCTGGGTGCGCTGGAGCAGATGCCGCAGGCACAGCGGAACCAGTTCGAGACTGCGGCACAGATCGCCAAGCGCTTCGGCGTCACGGTGCAGGCCCGGGCCATGCAGAAGGGCGTGCAGGGCAGCTATCAGGACGGCGTCATCTCCATCGACCCGGCGGCCACGGATCCGGTGCGGCAGGTGCTGGTACACGAGCTGACCCACCACATGGAAAGCAGCGGCCTGTACGGCAAGTTCTCCGATGCGGCCATGCGCTTCGTGGCAGAGGACATGGGCGCGGACGTGGACACCCTGCGCCGCGCGGTGATGGACGACTACGCCCGGGCGGGGGTGACGCTGGACGAGGACGGGGCCACACGGGAGATCGTGGCCAAGTTCGCGGAGGAGAAGCTGTTCACCGACGAGGCCACCGTCCGGCGGCTGCTGGTGCAGGACCGCAATCTGTTCCAGCGCATCTATGACTGGCTGCGCGACACCGTGGTGAAGCTGCAGGGCACGCAGGAGCAGCGGCGGCTCATCGACGCCCAGAACCTGTATGAAAAGGCCCTGCGTCAGGCGGAGGCCGGAACACAGGGCAGAGGGACGCAGCTGCTGTATGCAGGTGAGAATGCCAGAACGGCAGATCTGAATGCGCTGACAAGGGCATCCGCGATGGAAGCAACCGGCGCGGATGCACAGACCATCCGCAGAGAAACCGGTTGGTTCCGGGGCATGGACGGCAAGTGGCGCTTCGAGATCGACGACAGCGGCATGGAGTACCGTCGTGACGGCGATGCGCGGCTGATGGAGGAGAGCGGATACCGGCGGCTGCAGGAGCTGACGGACAAGTGGGCGCGGAACGCCGAAAACCGGGGCGAGCCTCTGACAGCGGAGGAAGCGGCGGAGAGTGAGCGGCTGGAGGGCGAATACTATGACCGTGCATGGGCGGAGAAGTATGAGCTGGCCGACTTCCTGCGCCACAGTGACCTGTTTGAGGCATACCCGGCCCTGCGGCATACATCGGTGGTATTCAAGGAGACGATGCCGGGCGTGAACGGGTATTACGACAGGACCATGGGCGCCATCGTGCTGAACAAGGATCTGGTAGGTTCGCCGGAGCGCACGTTGGTCCACGAGATACAGCATATCATTCAGGGTACGGAAGAGTTTGCCGACGGCGCCAGCCCCAATTACTGGAAGCACAAGAATGAGAACGGGCAGGGGTATGTGACTGACCGGCGGTTCGTGGAAGCGGAAAATCGTATGCACGAGGCCATGGATGCCATGCCGCCCGCCGTGCAGGAGACTGTCAGGCGGGTCAACAGGGCCAAGATCGCCCAGCACTGGGACGAGGTGCTGCGGCTTGAGGAGAGCCTATACAACGGCCCGTATGCGGATATGTACTCCGCCTATACGCAGGCGGACTTTGAACGCAGAGCCAGAAAGGACTACTTCAATAATGCCACCACGCTGGAACTCTACCGCAACACGGCGGGCGAGATCGAGGCACGGGACGCAGCCAGCCGCCGCAGTTATAGCGCGGAGCAGCGCCGCCAGCTGCGGCCAGACCTCGGCAACGAGGCCACGGTGTTTGCAGACGGCGGCGTGGGGTATGATATCCAGACCATCGGCGGCGAGACCATGCCGGTCATTGACACGCAAAACGATACAAGGAATTATGTGACCGCGGAGGCGTATCTGAAAACGCTGGTCAATGCGGAGCATCCATTTTCCACCATCCTCGTGGATGCTCAACCGGTATATATCGGGAGAGATCTTCCGGGAGAGTACAAGGGGTCGGAATACACACATGGAATGAACCGAGCCTTGCGCGAGGTTAAAATGCAGGCGGCCACGAACCTCGACGAGATGCTGCTGTTGGCCGAAAACGGCGAGTGGCGGGAAAATGTGAAGCCGAAACACAGCAAGGATGCACAGAACGGCTGGTATCGGTACGAGACGCAATTCGCTGTTCCGGTCCTGAACGCAAAAAAGCCATAGACCACTACACAGTCTATGGCGGCACGCTTCTGATCCGGAACGATGCGGATGGCAGATCCTATCTGTATGACCTGCTGGACGTGCAAAAAAAGAAGGTAATCAGCGCACCCTCCTTCTCCGCCGCAAGGCGTTCGGAGGTATTCGCGCCAAAACCTTCTATGAATAGTATACCCATCTCCGGCGGAAATGTCAACACGGAAAAATTTTCCACCGGCCGGAGCATCGAGGAGATGGCGGGGGTGGATACCGGGCGGACGGTGCAGGAGAACGGCCTGTACCGGCGGGATACCGGAGACGCGGCATCGAAGGACGCCATCTCGTGGCGGGATGTGTACGGCGTATCAGACCGCGTGGCGCCGCCTGACATGACAATGGAGCCGATATCGGCGCAGGATGCTGCGGAGCAGAACGCCTATATGGAGCGACTGGCCCGGGACGAGAACATCATCGGGGATGACCCGTACACCGTGTCGGACGCTATATACGACGCACAGCTCCGGCGGCTGGAGGGGCAGGAGGCCCCGCCTGAGCGGACGGTGGAGCAGACCACACAGGCAGATCTGGATGATCTGGTGCGGCTGTACGCGGATCAGGCAGACCCCATCGGCTCCCGCGAGGATCGCATCAAAGCCACAGAGTCGATGGTAACAGATCACACGGTCGAGGAAAAGAAGCGCGCCAGGGAAAAGGCGCGGGAGACGTGGAGCTACCTGTACCGGAAGATGGTGGATGCGGGACACAGCGTGAGCAAGGTGTCAGAGGCGGTCAACGACCCGTATCTCTATCAGTTCTACAATCAGGCCCGCGCCTCGACGTCTGCCGGTGTCAGCATGATCGCGGACGCACAGACGAACGTGAACGCCCAGAAGGTGGGAGAGAGCCTAAACGGTATCTTCTCGCCCATCCGGCAGAAGGGCGAGGACTACTACCACGCATTCCAGATGTACCTGTTCGATCTGCACAACATCGACCGCATGAGCCTGTCGCAGAACAAGGAGCAGGCGGTGCTGGATGCCAGAGCGGCCCTGCGGGACTTCGACGCGGAGCACCCGGAGGTGCGGACGGATACGGAGGGGCAGCTCCGGCGGATGACGGAGGATCTTGACCCGGACATTGCGGAGCTGGCCAAGGAGCGGATGGGGCTGCTGCGGGCGGTGGACCGTGCGGACGCGATCAAGGACAAGCCGGTATTCGGCGTGGATGTGACCGCCGAGGTGAGCCGGGAGCGGGCGCGCCGTGCGCTGCAGGAGCACCCGGAGTTTGAGCAGTACCGGGAGCAGGTCCGCAGGTACATCGACAATTTGATGCAGTATCGTGTGGACAGCGGCCTGATGACGCAGGAAAACGCGGACTTTCTGAAAAAAATCTATCCCAACTATGTGCCGACGCTGCGAATCACAGACGGAAACGCGGGAGCAGGACGGGATCGGAACGCCGTGCGGATCGGAAAGACCGTGGGCCGCGCACAGGGTGGTACGGAGCAGCTGATGCCGCTCCATGAGGCGCTGGGCAAGCAGACCATGAAGGTGGTGCGCGAGGGCAGCAAGAACCGGTTCGGGCAGCGTATTCTGCGGGACTATGTGAAAGCGGGTGATTCGCCGGCGGTACGGCGGTACATCAAGGATGCGCAGCAGTTTGACGGCGGCGACTTCGACCCGGATACGCTGAACGATGTGGGCAGACAGACATTTACAAAGGAAAAGACCTTTACGGTGTTTCAGGACGGGAAGCTGTGGGAGCTGACGGTGGACGATTCCCTGTTCGATGCGCTAAAGGCATTGTCGCCGGATGCGGCGGAGAGCAACACGCTGACAAAGACGATCCGTGCCAGCAACAATCTGTTCAAGTCCCTCGTGACCGGCTACAACCCCACGTTCCTTGTGCGGAATACAGTGCGCGACCTGCAGACGGCGGGCCTGTATACCCGGGACGGCAAGGCGTTCCTGAAAAACTATCCCAAGGCTCTGGCGGAGATCAAAAACAACGGAGAATACTGGCAGATGTACAAGGCGCTGGGTGGCTCTTACTCCTCGGTGTTCGACTACGCTACCGGCACGGTGAAGGAGCCCACCGGCAAAGCAGGGAAGCTGCTGGCACGGCTTGAGGCGCTGAACATGGCCACGGAGCAGGCGCCCCGTCTGGCGGAGTTCATGAGCGTGGTGGAAAAGGGCGGCGTCAACTCGGAAACGCTGGCGGATGCCCTCTATGCGGCGGCTGACGTAACGGTGAACTTTGGACGAGCCGGTACACTGGGGAAGGTGTTGAACGCCAACTATGTGCCGTTCCTGAATCCGGGCATTCAGGGCTTCGACAAGATGATCCGGCGGGTGACGGAGACGAAGGGCGGCCGGGAGTGGGCAAAGCTGCTGGGCCGGGCTGTTGTGTTGGGCATCGCACCGACGCTCCTCAACGCGCTTTTGTATCACGACGATGAGGAGTGGGACGACCTGCGGGACAGCGACAAGGACACCAACTATATGTTCAAGCTGAAAGACGGTATCTGGCTGAAGCTCCCCAAGGGTCGGGAGCTGTCCATCTTGGGCATCACGGCAGACCGTTTGACAGATGCGGTAAAGGGAGAGGATGTTGACATCCTCGCCACGCTGAACACCATGGGGAATCAGGTGGCCCCGGCCAATCCGCTGACCAGCAACATCGCGTCGGCGCTGGTGGACTCCCAGCTGCTGAACCCGGAGAGTCCCGGCCGGACGTGGTATGGCGGGGACATCGAGAACCAGCGGCTCCAGAGTTATGCGCCGGGGCAGCGGTATGACAGCAGTACGGATGTGTTCTCCAAGGCGGTGGGCGGTGCGCTGGGCATTTCACCGAAGAAGCTCAACTACGTACTGGATCAGTATACCGGCGTGGTAGGCGACTTCCTGCTGCCGGTGCTGACACCGCAGGCGGAGCGGAAAATGTTTGCCAAGGCGTTTACAACGGATGTGGTATCCAGCAACCGCGTAAGCGGCGACTTCTTCGATGAGGCGGATCAGTTGATTTACGCCAAGAATGGCGGCGACGAGACGGCGGCGGTGGTCAGCCGCTTCTGGAGCAAGCAGCAGTCCGCCTGCTCTGACCTGTGGAAGGAGATCCGGGAGGTGGAGGCCTCCGAGCTGTCCGACAAGGAGAAGCGGCAGAAGACCCGGGAGCTGAAGGCTATGGTGACCGGCATCCAGAAAAACGCGCTGGCGGTGGAGGAGACTTACCGGGCAGCCGCGGAGAAATATCTGGGGAGGGGGCTGGCGCCGGACGATGCCTACCGTGAGGCCAACAGGGAATGCTTCGGCGCGGAGTACGCCCTCCAGACCTACAACAAGGATGTGTACCAGCGGGCGATATCCGCCAAGTCCAACGGCGTCAGCTATGAGGACTTCTATACCTACTACTTTGGTACGAAGGGCATCAAGACGACCGGGGAAAAGAGCGCGGCTACGCAGAAGTTTGAGTGGCTGCAAAGCTCCGGCATGAGCGTGACGGCACAGGCGGAGATCTATTTTGCCGACATGGCCAGTGATACCACGCTGGAGCAGCTGGCGGAGCTGGAGAGCAACGATGTTATCACGCCGGAACAGTTTTATCAGTATAAGGTGGCCACCAGCGGCCTGACCAGGAAAGCGGAGAAGCTGGAGGCCATCAATATGCTGGAGCTGGACGACTATCAGAAGGACGCGCTGTACTACCTGAACGGCTGGGCGCAGAGCACCATCGGACAGGCGCCGTGGAAAAATGGGCATTCCGGCGGAACCGGCAAAAGCGGCAATCCGTTCCTGCGGGGAGAAGCATCGAATCCGTTTTTGCGGCGGCAGGTAATGCCGCCAGAGGTACAAACTACGCAGGTTGAGCAGAACAATCCGTTCCTGCGGGCTATGCAGGCATCCGGCTACACGAGCGCGAATATGTCTGAGAATCCATTTGTGCGGGCGTTGCAGAGGCGCGGGTAAGATAAAAGGATGAGGAGCCGGGAGGCTCCTCATCCTTTTTGCGCTTTATCTTGGCGGGTTGCACCGTGAGCACGGGGTGTACCCCATGTCAATTGCAACAGATAGCCGTATGTCATGCTTGCTTTTCAGGTACGAGCATCCGGCGTTGTGGTATTTGCTGCCAGTGTCGGTCACATACAC